GGAGCCTAGCTGTTGATAAAAACCTTTATTGTCTTCATCACTAAGACCTAATGCGTTCATTTTTGTATTACCATAGAAGACTTCATTAGATCTTTTTAAGAGTTCCCAAGGTTGTACTGCACCGTTAGTAGCTCTACTACTTAAATTATTTAGAGTCTCTCTCATATCTTCAGTGATAAGACCTTCAGGTATAGGCTTACCTTGAGAAAGGAGTGTACGTGCGTGTGCCCAATTTTTTAAGTGGGCTTCTGGTATTAGAACAGTTTCTCTTGTATATAAATCAAAGTTCTTTCTAGCGTTTGGTCCTACGAACTCACCTTGTAAATACAGTGATGCGCTTAAACCGTTGTCACTATATACAAAATCAGCCTTATTACCATCAAGACCTTTTGGTGTATTTATCTGCCCTGGTACAAACGTACCGTTAGGGTAGTTGAGTACCACACCTTCTGGTTTAGCTATATTTCTAAGTTTCCACTGGTTAGTTCCTGGTACTTTTACAATCCATGAGTCGATGTCACCTAGAAATGGATCACTTTTAAGGTCATTAAGGGCTGAGTTATATATCTCCTTTTGAACTACTTCACTATTGATATCCTTCTTAGCCTTTAAAGCTGCTCTATATTTAGTTTTTAAAAGTTCTTTAAACTTAGGTTCTAATATTGGGAATATTTTAGCTTTTGCAGAATCTACTAACAGTTTTGCTTGTTTTTGACTTTCATTAGAACCTCCATATAAAGCTGTTAAACCTGGATGATCCCTTAGTATTACAGGTAATTGACCCTCTAAACTGGTTATATTTTCCTTAACAAGGTTAGTTACTTTAGTTTTGTTGTCTTTAAAGATTTTTGTATTTGCATCTCTATACAACTTACGAACATCTTTATAAACATCATAATATTTACCATTATCTGTTGTCATCATCTCCATGATGTCTGGAGGGATCTCCATGTCTTCGTCATCATAAATAGAGAGGTTAACCGCTGCTAATATATCTGACTCTAAAGTTGGGGGTGTCTTTATAAGATCAAGAGGGTAAGCCTTATTCAACATAGTTTCTACATCACCAGCACCGAATAGGTCTTTAAGAGCACCGTTACTTTCCATCTCTGTTTCAATAGCAGCTCTTACTTGTTCTCTTTTCTTTTCTATATCCTCATAAGAAGCATTTGGATTTTGTGCATCCCATTCATTAGACTCACTTATGATGTCACGTTTAAAATCTTTCGTTATTGCACTTAAAGATGTTTCTTTAGCTTTAATATGTGCTGTATATTTTGCTGATTGTACTTTTTCATAATCTTTTATCCTATCTCTTATACTTATCGATTCTGAATCTCTAGCATCTAATAGGTTTATCATCTTCCCGTTACCATCAGGAACCATCATCCCATCTAAAGACTTAAGAAGATAAGATGCACTTATACCTACTCCAGATTGTCCAAAATCATCCCAAGTATCTTTATCTGTATCTACAAATAGATCTCCGTTTTGAATTGATTTAGATAACTGTTCAGTAGCAAACCTACCGCTATAACCACGGTCAGTCATCCAGAATGACCTTTGTTTAAGTATTCCTGTTCTTATATCAGCAACTACTTGAGGACCATCTTTATCAGCAAAGATTAATTTGGAAGCTTCACCAACTGCTCCTCTAAGTACTTGAGTAGAGGTACGTCTATCTATATCATCTTTAAATTCTCTAGCTTTACTATTAGCTTCAGCTTTTAACTCAGCAGTAATAGAAGCCATCAGTGGATCTATTCTTGCTGCTCTAGCTGCTGAAGGTATATGTTCTGTTCCTTTAAGTGCTCCTGTTGCAAGTTTCTGTATATATAGACCTCTCTCAGTTTCAGGTAGAGAAGCTATATGAGTTATATCTTTAACACCTATATCTCTTAAAGTAATTGCAGCATCTCTACCTGCGTCGTAAGCAACCGCATCCCAGTAGTAAAAAGCGTTTGTATTATCGTTTAACCTAGCTTGTCTAGCGAGTTCTACTTCACCTTTCTTCTCTAAAAGTCTAGCTACATCAGCATTTGCTTGAGCATTTTTAGTAGCAGCATCAACAGAGTCCAACCAAGAATCTGCACTTCTTATTGAATTGGCTATCTTTTGAGATTCTCCTTTCCAATGTTGAAGAAGCATCTCTTGAGATTTAGTCCAAGCTCCTGAATTTTTATCTACAAAAGCTTCTATATCAGCAACAGCAGATTCTAATCTTCTATCTGGTTGAAAAGAAGACTTATCATATAACTGTCCACCAGTTTGATATCGCTCTTTATTAGGTTGAGCAGGAGCACCTGGAAGAGTGGGTCTCTCAGCTTGAGATACTAAGTCCTCAAATTGAGATCTTTTAGGAGTTATTTGGAACTGGTTTCTACCACCGCTAGTTGTCATTTAGATTCGCCTACTGAAACTTGTGGATATTTTGGAGCATCACCACCTTCATAAGAAGAGAGTGAGTCCTGGTAATTTTGATAAGATTTTAGACCCTGTTGAGCTATCTTAATACCTAAACCTCCTGGGGTTATAGCTGGAGTAGGTGCTACACCTTCAACAGGTAGAGGCATCATAGGTTTCACAGTGTCTGCAATAGGTGTTGGTGTGTAGAACTGAACAGCGTTAACTGCGTTCTCCCTAGCTGTGTTTGCAGCCACCTTTTGATTCTCCTTATCCTGTATCCTAAACCTGCGAGTAATAGTACGGTTACTAAGGTTAGCTAACCACTGTTGCTCAAACTGGTTACCTAAAGCTTTAACTGTTCTACCAGCCTGTCCAGAAGCTACCTTCTTAACTGCTTGAGATATAAGCTCAGTTCTAATACTATCTAACTGGACAATATCTCTAGCTTCTTCTTCATAAAATCTACCTTCAATATTAGCTGCCATCCTTTCAAAGTTTTTAGTAGCAGCTACTGTTACTTCCCCTTTATAGCCAGCTTGAAGCTCCTTACGTTTCTCCTCATATTTTCTACGCTGCTCTACCCAGTCTGTATCTCTATACCAATTTCTTAGATCTACTTCGTAGTTACGATAGTTTTCCTTTTCCTTATTAAGTTTTGCTCTGTAGTACTGTTGTTCTGCTACAGCGTTAGCACGTTGAGTTTCATACTTCTCAAACTGGTGACTGAAATAAAGAGATGCAATATTAAAACCAGCATCAAGAGTTGCCATCATGCCAGGAGACATGAATTTGTTCTGGCTAGGTATGTCAGGAGCGTTCTCTAGTAAATTAGTAGTGTTACTACTACTACTACTACTACCTGTCATAAGTTCAATAGGATTTGTTGCTGCCATTAGCCGTACTTCCTCGCTACGTCAAAGTACAAGCCCGTCCACTCTAAAGCGACGAACTTGGCTTGATCAATGCTGTCGTTTACTACTTCTACTGTAACTTGATCGTTCTTACTTTGGATATAAGCTCTGAATTTTGATTCATCAAAACTAGAAGTCTGACTTAGTACTATGTTCGCATTGAGAGGATCTCTCCTATCGAACTCATACGTTTTCTTATCTCTAAAGTCTGGAGTCACGTCGACGGTGAAGTATCTAGCATCATTGTAGTAAACATCCACATATCGTAACTGAAGGCGACCAGTACGATTACCAATAAAAGTATTGTCCGTCGCAGTTTTTGAATAGGGCATGAGCTGAGGCGGAGTAAATTTGAATGTAACTTTCTCCCCAAAGACCCAAGAAACGTTTGCACCACTAAAATCTCCCAAACTATCGCAAACAAAAGAATTAACGCCTGCAGGAACAGATGCAGCCACGATCCAACGCTTTGCAGCTTCTGTATTATCAGTGGTGTCTTTTTTGATGATGACAAACTGACTAGGATTTACCGTGTAGTAGGGAAGAGTAACAGTAGTTTTATTAGTAAGGCCGCTATAACTAAAGGTTGTTGCTCCTAAATCTGTAGTAATAGAGCTTGATAATTGCCTATCTAACAGAAATAGATCCCCCTCATCTTGAGGAGGTCTAGAAGCGTTAAGACCTTCTAAGTAATACTTAACAGTACTGTTCTCTGTGTACTTCACTATTTTAAATAGAGTACCCTCAACAAAATCACACCAACTAATACTCTTGTTAGGGAATGTCCACTTAGACCAAGCGTTCTGTCTGTTAGTTAGTGACCCTCCAGTAGCTTCCCAGAAGAATTGATAGACGTATAAAGCATCAGGATCATCACTACTAAGGGTTACTAGATATTGATCAGTTCTACTAACAGCTAAAGAATCAATATTTTTAGGGATGTACTTAGGTATTGTCTCTGTAATAACAGCAGTTTGACCGAGGTTAATTCCTACTGTTCTATCTGTAGTGATGAAGGTATGCATCCCAGTGAAGTCTCCTTCTCTAACTGGAAATATTACTTGAGGTCCCACCTGCTGTGGTTTAACCTTTGACTCCATAGTGATGGAGCTAATTCTACCTACAGAAGCTGTTTCAGGGCTAAAGGTTACGTTATCTCCTGAGTAAAGTCTGAACTGATTTTCATTGGAGAATAATACTAATTCATCCTGTTGCTGTAAAGCGTAGTTAAGTACAGCTACATCATTACTAACAGCAGTAAGATCTATAGGATCGTTGTCTATAACTTGAAGAGCTGATTGTTGCCAGAAGTTGTAGTAAGAACCAGCTTCACTGAGTATTACATTTTCTCCACTTATAAAACCTAAACGGTTTTTAAAGAACACAATATCATTAATAGGGAAGCCTATAAAAGATGGTCCTTCTAATTCATTAGAGTCTCCAGCTAAACGTTCTACCCAACCAGGGAGTACTACTGTTGTGGAGCCATCTGTATAATTGCTACCGCTAAAAGGTTGGAAGGTGAATCTAGTTAATCCACTATCATTTCTGTAGTAGACGAAAGCATGAGGCATTGTATTATCATCTAGCTTCCCAGCAGTACCCCAGCCTCCTGATTCCTCCCAAGTACCTCTACCATAAGTACCAGCAACTGAAGTATTTTCAGCGTTGAATTTTAAATAGTAAGAACTCTTATCCGCTGTACCATCTGGAGCTACCAGTACTGTATAACCTTCCCAAGATGTAGTAGGTAGATCAGTAATAGAAGTGACCTGATTTGAATAGCCAGACATTAAGCTGTTACCTCTAGCATCTGAAGCTACAAAGCTTTTGATATACCTAGAAGCACTGGCACAACCTATTAATATTTGAGAATCCTTTACTTCAAATGTGAGCTTGTTATTTATATCACAATCGTCTAAACCGTGTTTAAGAGTAAGAGTTACAGCTCCACTAGCTGTTGCGTTTACATCAGACCCAGCTTCATTGACAAGAGTAAAAGTACCTGCTGAAGTGTCAATGCTTCCGTCTTTAACAAAAGTATTGGACGGTATACCTGTACCAGTAATAAGCTCCCCACCGTGAACCTTGAGAATATCTCCAGTACCTGAAGTAGTACTAACACTAGTAATGCTGGCACTTCCATTGCTGGTAGTTCCTGTAATAGTTGAGGTGTAAGTTACTAATCTTTCAGCAATAGTGCTTGAACTTATAACGTTTGAGTTACCACTAGAATCTGTAAGAGTTGGAGTCATGTAATGACCGCTTATCTTATCTCCATCATCTAATTCAACATCAACTGAATACTCAGTATTGTAGTCAACCAGTTTGACCCATACTTGGGCTTTAATAGGTTGATAAGCTGAACTTATAGATCCAACATTAAATCTGGTTAAAACCTCAGTAGAGTCGTAAGTTGTAACTTTTTGAGTATTAGTTATAAATACATAATCCTGAAATGAGGTAGCTCTAAATCTATCTTTAGCTCTTCCAGACCCTCTCAGATATTCAAGATTAGTATTAGTTACATTTGCAAATGTCTGTTCAACTGGTACAACACTAGGTAGTATTCCACTTATAGGTTCTACATTTGATACACCAGAGGTAAAGGTATAATTAGCTTCAATAGTTGCTGTAATACCTGAAGCAGTTGCAGTTGAGTTCTTGTCAACAGTAATAGTGCTAGCCCCTATCTCTACAATCTTTGCTCCAGCTCCTATACCTGTTCCTGTGACTAATGCTCCTACAAATAAGTCAGTCATACCTCCTGAAGTTACAGTAAGTACCGCAGAGTTATTAGCAGTAGTAACAGTTTTATTAACAGTCCTACTGTCATCAGCAATAATAAGTATGAACCTTTCATCACTACTCCTGTTGTAAACGTATACCCAAGCTTCATCCCACTTGATTGTTCCTACTAAAGTATTACCTCCAGCGTTCTTAGTAAGAGTATCAATCCTTTTTACAGGAACTGATCCAAGCCTTTTCTTAAGACCTTCTACAAGATCACAGTTACCATTCTCAAGTGTGGTAGCAAAACCAGGAAGTACAAAGCTATCAGCTTGTTGATTCACTCCTTTATTTAGTGGACCAATAATCTGACTAAAAAGTTCTCTAGACATTAGCGATTAAGGATATCAGGACCAAAGGTAGTTCTTACTCGACCATCATATAAATCATCAGGACCACTAATGAAGTTACAGTTCTGTGCCATATCCTCTGTACGTTTTAATATCTGACGAGCATTCTCCTCATCTTCTTGAGTATAACTCTCTATACTCGTTGACGTAACAACTCTGTTAGAGAATATTCTTCCAGCTCTAATTGTTATATAACGCTTACCAGTTTCAGGTATAGAATCCCAATCTAATTCTTCTATAATTTCAGCAACAAGATCTGTAGTACTACCAGTTAGAGCTACACCTAAACTCCCTCTTAAATCATAAGAGTTCTTAACACGGTCAAATAACTTTATACCTCTTAATACAAAGCGTTGGGTTGGATAAGATACTGGATTAAACCTTATAGCAAGAGTATTACTAGGAAGAGAACTATGACCATTAGCATCTAAAGGTATTGAGTCATACATCATAGTATTCCAAGACCAACCCTCACCTTGGACTTCTGCGCTTATCTCATCAACAACGGATTCAGCAAGACTTGTATCCCCAGTTAAAGGAGGAATCAATGAGTTAACTGGTGCTTCTCCAATAATGGATAGAAGAGTATTTACTGCTTGTAGTTTAGTAGTTGCCATATTTAAACAAAAA